AGCCGGTAATCCCCGTAGGCCGCGATCGCAGAGTCGCGCAGCTCGGCGACGACGCCTTCCGCCTCCTCGAGCTCGGCATCGTGCCGGGTCAACGCCTCCTCGATCTCGGCGCGCAGCTCGTCCGCGAGGTCCTCCGCCGAGAGCCGCACGTCGGGCGCCGTGACGGCGAGCCACGCGGTCCAGACCAGGTCGACCGGCCCGGGCGCGACGTGACTCATCCGAACCTCGTAGGTCTCGCCCGGCACGATGTTGCCCGAGACGATCGTGGCGCCTTCCTGCGCCTCGGCGCGGCCGCCCTGCTGCACCACCTGCCCCGTCGCCTGGACACGGACCTGCCAAGTCATCTGCCGGATCCGCGAGGGCGGCGGCGTCCAGGTGAGCCGGAGGCCCGGGCGGCGCTGCCCGCCCGCACTGTCCAACACGATGAAGGGCTCGACCGCGAAGCCCTGCACCGTGGGAGGCAGCGACAGCAGGCCGCCGATCTGGTGCGCCAGGACGAACGCGGGCTGCGACGTCCGGAACTCGGCGTCCTGGGCGATCACGCGGATGTCGTACTGCGCGCCGCGCTGGACGCCGGTGATCCGTGCCTCGCCCGCGAGCGCGCTCACCGTCATCGTCTGCCACGAGTCGGTCCCCGTCAGGCGCCAGCTCACCAGGGCGTTGCGGGCCTGTGTCACGCGCCAGTTGCCGGCCGGCGCGAAGCCCGGCTCGAACGACACGATGATCGTCGGCAGCACGTCGCCCTGCGCCGATTGCGGCAGCGACTGTTCCCGCGTCAGCACCTGCAGGATGCGCGGCTGCGCGGGCCCGACGAGGCCGAGGCCGACCGGTTCGCTGAGGTCGCTCTCGAACGCGCCCTCGTCGATCGCGTCGTAGAGCTCGGGCACGTAGGGCAGCAGCGCGATCTCCGCCTGCATGTCCTCGCCCCGCTCGATGTCCGAGATGAGGCAGAGCTGCGCCTCGCCGTCGACCGGACCGAACAGGAACAGGTCGCCCGCGTTGATGTTCGTCGCGTCCGACACGGTGATCTTGTCGGTCGTCCCGGTGCCGGTGGCCGTGAGCAGGAGCATCACGCCGTCGCGGGTGCGCACGCGGACATTGTAGCTGCCGCCGGCATCGAAGGTCACCGGCTCGTCGACCGTGAGCGTGACGCCGTCCACGTCCTTGATGCGCCCGGCAGTGTCGCCGATCAGCGCGGCGTCGTGGCTGAAGGCGACCAGGTCGCCCCGCCGCGCGAGCAGGTGCTCGAAGTCCATCGACACCTGGTAGGGCGCGGCGCGCAGGATGCGCGACAGCAGCAGGAAGCGCCCGAAGAGCTGCGCCTGCTCGACGATCGAGATGCCGTCCGGGTTGACCACCTCGAACCGCGTCGCGTTGGCGGCGCTGTAGCCCTGCGCGTAGACGATCACCTCGTCGTCGGCGTAGTCCTTCTCCCGGTTGCGGAACTGGACGCGCAGGGCGTGCAGCTCCTCCGGCGCGTTGATCTGCCCGCTGAAGTTCCACGAGTTGCGCGGCGTGATCGCCTGCACGACCGTGTCGCGTGCCTTGTCGATCACCACGCCGAACCGGTCGTCATACATGGTCGGGCTGGCGAACCCGGCCGTGGCGATCGCCGTCAGGACCGCCGCCACGCTGTTCTGCCCCTGCAGCACGTTCTCGTAGGTCAGCCCGAGCGCGGTGCAGTGCTCGAACCATTCGCCGAGGTTGTCGTCGGCCGTGTTCGCCGAGGTCACCGGCCGGGCGTTGCTGGGGCTGGTCAGCACGTCCCGGAAGAGCGCGGCCGGGTTGCTGGTGTAGCCGCTCGAGTTCCAGTTGCTTCCGTTCCAGGTCGGGACCGCGCGCTCGACGATGGCGTTGAACTCGTCGATCACGCCCGACAGCTCGTCGTTCGCCTTGATGACCAGCGCCGTCTTGGCGATGCCGGGTGCGTTGACCGGCGCCTCGTTCCGGAAGCTGCGCAGCGCCGTCCAGAAGGCGTCGATGATGTGCTCGTTGTCGTCTGCCTCGAGGTCGTTCACCCGCAGGCGGATCTCGAACTGCCCCGGCACCGGCGGCTTGACGTTCGTGGCGTAGCGGACGGTCGAGGCCGCCTCGCGGTTCTCGCGCACTTCCCAGAACGGAATCCACGTCGGGGAGCCCACGGCGCGGTATTCGCCCAGCAGCTCGAAGTTCGTGTTGCTCCGACCCTCGTCGGTCACCTCGTAGATGCCGTTCGGGAAGGTCACCGTCACGCCGAACTCGTCGGTGTCCTCGGCGGTCTCGCGGGTTGACCAGTCGTCGTTGATCTTGACGTTCAGCGACTGCTGGTCGGCGTCCCGCGGGAACAGCGACAGCGTGCCGGTGCCGTCGAGGTCGTGCTCGATCTCGACGCCCTCGAAGCTGTCGAGCGACGTGTTGCCGATGCGCAGGTCCGACAGGCGCACCGGGCCGCGCCCCCAGACGAAGAGGAGGCGCAGGTACTGATCCTCGCCGCGCACCTCGGTGTAGGGCGCCGCGCCGTAGGGCGGCGCGAACCGCATCCGCCCCATGACGATGGGCACGGCGTCCCACTGGATCAGCCGGTTGCGCGAGCCGCTGATCGAGTAGCGGTCGGGCCCGCGGTCCGCGCCGATCGAGGGCGTCTCGGGCCGCAGGAGGCTGCTGGCGGCGGCCTGGACCGCGAAGGTGACGGCGAGGCCCACCGCCTGCGCCAGGAGCCCGCCGCCGAGGAACGACAGCCCGGCCACCCACTGCCCCGCGAAGCTCGCGAAGAGCGCGATCGCGCCCGAGATGCCCGGCACCGCCCGCAGCGCCAGCGCGGCGCCCGCCTCCGGCCGCGTGTCGGCCCACGCCTCGCGCGGGACGTGCGTCTCGCCGTTGAACACCTCGACCAGGTCGAGGTCCATCCCGAGCGCGCGGGCAAGGTCGTCCATCGCCCAGTCAAGCGACACGCCGACCGGGTACTGGTGCACCGACGCGCCCGGCAGGCACGGGTCCTCGACCATGCGGATGGAATAGACGTCAGGCATCAGGGCGGTGTTTCCATTCGAGGCGGCAGAGACCGCGAGACGCACGCGGCCCCCGCCGCCCGCGTCGCGGAGGGCAGGCTGATCCAGGAATCGGACCGCGTGCATGTTTCGTTGTTCAGATGGAGCCGCCGGAGACTCGACTCAGCCTCCGGCGGCGATCACCATCGCAGTCGCCAAACCAAGCGATGGAGCTTCTATTGACCGCGCCGAAATACGTTGATCCCGACCGGAGCTATTTCGTCCTTGAGACGCCAACGGGGCCAAAAATGCGGATCAAAGCAGATCTGCCTGTGGAAAGCAGAGCTTTCGCCGGCGGTCTCATCATTGCCATACAAGCCCTTGTAGGCCGTCTCGACCAGGAAACCGACAATCACGATTGGCGCATCTTCTTGTACCGAGACATCTTCCGAATGATCGATGACGCACCAATCGCCGGTACAGGAACCGAGGAAGAAAAACAGCTACACGAAGCTCTCGCGATCATCACGCAGGCCTTTGGACTCGGGCAGCCGGGGGTCAACATGTGAGCTTTCGGGCTTGGTGATCCGTACGCCGTGAAAAACCCATTTTCCGGTGCGGAGGTCCACGGAAACCCCGACGCCTGCCTCAGGGTCGTAGTCCTTAGATCGGTGAATGGCGCCGTGTCGCCAGATGAATAGCTCTCGGTGAAGCCTTTCCCGAAGCTTGGGAGCGGCGAACCCCGCGAGGCAACCGAGGAGAAAAGCGAGGATCATTGGCGATTTCCCCTATTAGATGGCCGGGCGTTGCACGCGGATGGAATAGACGTCAGGCAATGCGGTAGGCCCCTAGCCAGCGCCACGGCGCGCGGCGCAGATCCTCGACGATCGCGCCCGTGGTGATTTCAATGTGCAGGACGTGGTGCGGGCCAGTCAGGACGCCGCAGTGCAGCCTCGTCGCCTTGCCGGCCCGGAATCCCTTCATGTGCAGCATGTCGCCGTCGCGCGCGTCCTCGGGCGGCACCGGCACGACCGGCACGCCGGCGAAGAACGTGCCCTCGGCGAGCGCGATGCCGGCCTGCACCATCCGCACCGGCTCGTCGTGGCGCGGCAGGCGGCGGCCGAACACCTCCTCCTGCACCAGGCACAGGAGCCCCCAGCAGCAGGCACCCGCGCGGCTGTATCCCCTCTCGGCGTAGGGGATGCCGACATACTGCGCTGACCAGTGCATCAGAACAGGCCGGGGAACGCGCCGGGTGTGAAGGACTCGGCCGGGAACGGCTCGGACTGGTAGGACCGGAACGCGAGCCGCGCGGTGATCTGCTCGAGGGTGTAGCGCCACTCGACCGCCTCGAGGTTCGTGTACTGCGCACCGACGATGTTCGGCTCGTCCTTCGCGACGATCTGGATCGTGACCGTCGCGCGCGTGCCCGATGCCGCCGCCGTGCGCGCGTAGGCCAGCACGTCGCGCGAGATGTTCGCCGCCTGCAGCGTCATCACGGGCTGCTCGTCCGGCTTGTCGGCCATCAGCACGACGCTGAACGGGTAGGCCTCGAACACCTCGCCGTTGCTGGTCAGGTCGGCCGTGTCGTTCACGATGCGCCGCGTACCGGCGATCGGGTGCGAGAAGGTGGCCAGCACCAGGACGAGCGTGCCGGTCTGCTGCGCCGTCGCCGCGCGGATGAGCGTCTGGGACAGGGCCATCAGGGCAGGATCTCCAGCTCGGCGTCGACGGTAAACACCGCACCCGACCGGCCCACCGCGTAATCGAGGATCCGGAACTCGTACTCGGTGCAGTCGAATGGGTCCGTCGCGGTGAACGACAGCGCGCCGAGCTTCAGGTCGTCGCGGTAGAAAACCTCGAATGCCTGCAGCTGGGCCTTGGTCAGCCGGTGAATGCGCCCGGGCCGCGAGCGCGACGCGGCCGAGAAGCGTGGGCGCGTCTTGTCCGGCCCCGCACTCATAGGTGTCCGGATCGTCGTGTTGATGGGCGCGCTCCGCGTCATCGCGGCGGCATCGGGGAAGAACGGCAGGGACGCGGGCCAGGTCGGCATGGCTTACCTCGTCGTCAGGCGCGGCCGCGCCGTCGTGGTCTGTTTCAGGTCCCGGGCGAGGCCCCGCCCGTCGCGCACGTCGCTGCGCATCTTCGCCTCGATCGCCTGCGCTGCCTGCACCGCCCTCGCGTCGATGCGCGCCGAGATCGTCCCGTCGTCGCCCAGCGTCAGGGCCGACGGCGACAGGACGACCTTGACGATCTGCGGGCCACCCCCGCCGCCCGGCCCGCTGAGCGCCTGCTGAGCCTGTGCGGTCGAGAGGATGCGGCCATTCACGGCTGGAATGAACGGTTCGGGGCCCATCTCGCCCACCATGTAGGCGCGGCCGGCGCTGACAGTGCCGCCAGATGCGCGCATTCCGTTCAAGCTGAGCGATCCAGCGCCCGATCCGAAGGAGCCCATGGGGTTCCCCGCCCCGCCGCCCCCCATCCAGCCCATGCTGGTGGCGATCTCGGTAATCATGCTCTGGATGCGCGATGCGATCAGTTCGGCCGCGATCTGCTTGAACACGTTCCCGAGCGCCTCGCCCATGTTCTCGCCGTTGACGATGGCTTGGGCCATGGCGTTCGAAACGCCCTCGATCGCGTCGATGATCGACTCGTGCTCGGCAGCGAACCGCTCGGCCTCGATGTTCGCCAGGGCCGCGTTGTACTGGTCGGCGGTCAGTTCGCCCCGCGCCTGCAGTTCGTTCAGATCGGCGAGCTTGCGCTCGTACTCCTCGAGCGGGCCCTCGAGGTCGCGCAGGATGCGGTCGCGCTCGGAAAGGAGCCGGTTCGTCTCCTGCTCTGCCTTGCGCTCGGCCTCGGATTTCCCGCCGCGACCACCGCCGCTCTTGCCGCCGCCGCTGGACAGCTTCGGCGGCTTGTAATTTTCGAGCCACTGGATCGCCTCGGCGTTCTGGCGATCGTAGATGCTCCCGCCCATCTCGCGCGGGTCGCCGCCTCGGCCGCCGTACTGCATACCCGTGTTCGGGTCGGTCGTGCTTGTGACGCCCACGCCCTGCGGGCCCAGCTTGGCGAGGGCCTGCGCCGTGGCGAGTGAGATGCCAAGCGCCTCGGCAAGACGCATCGCTGCAGAGACACCGCCGTCCAGCGCCCCGGGGATGCCCGCCGCAGCAATTGCGACGCCCTCTGCGCTGGTTGCCGCCTTGACGAGCTGGTCTACGGTCTTTGCCGCTTCCCCGTTCCCCTGCGCGATCAGCGCATTCACGAGATCAAGTTCGGCCTGCTGTTTCTCAATGGTGCCGACGAGCTCTTCTTCTGTGCTCAGAACCTGCTCCACGGCGGCGAGACGCTCCCGCTCTCGGGAAACCGCATCGTCCATAGACGTGGGGCCTTCGGGCAGGTTTAGGGTCCGCTCTCTAAGCGCCTGGATCTGGCGGACGCCCTCTTCCGCGTCAGAGATCATGCCCTCCAAGGTGGCCTTGTTCTCTTTCAGGGATTCGCTCAGAGCGCTCTTTTGCTGCTCGAGTCGAACCATCTCCAGTGCGGCCAAAGCTTCTCTCGCCTGCGCCTCAAGCTTCAGCGAAGAGAGGATTGCAGGCGTGATCTCGGACTGTGCCACTCCGCTCAGGCGGATAGCGGCAGTGTAGCGATCCTGCGCCTCGCGCGCCGCTTCGATAGCGCTGGTGGCCGAACTGTAGGCCGCCTGCACGTCGATCTTCTCGATTCCCTCCTTCGCACCCATGGCGGCCTGCGCCACGCCGAAGAGGATCGGGATCGCCGCGCCGGCCGCGATACCGAGCGCCCCGAAACCGAGCGCGAGGTCCGGCGCCTGGATGGCCAGAGCCTGCAGGTAATTGCCCGTCGCCGCGCCTTGCTGAGCGACCTGGGAAAGCTGCATGGACGCCTGACGAAGTCCGCCGCTGGCCATTGCGGAGGCGCCGCGGTCGACATCCCGAAAGCTCCGCTCGACGTTCTTGTTGGCGGCCTTGAACCGGTTTTCGTTGTTCCTGGCGGTTCGGGCGGTCTGCGTCTCGATGCGCTTCA